TTATATGATTAGCACATCATTGGCCTTAAGGGTTGCCAAGGGATTGAAGCGTAAAGCGGTTTCAAGGTGGTCTGGAGCCAGGTGAGCATAGCGCATGGTCATTTTAATGTCGTGATGGCCGAGGATTTTCTGCAGGGCAAGGATATTGCCGCCCGACATCATAAAGTGTGCTGCGAACGTATGGCGTAGAACGTGGGTAAGCTGGCCACGAGGAAGCACTATGGAGGTTTTGTCCATCACAGACAAAAACTGGAAGTAGCAATCCGTAAAGAACTTGAAGCCGTCTAGGGCAATGATTTCCTCGTAAAGCTCTTTGCTAATCGGAATGCTTCGGTTCTTTTTGCCTTTGGTCCTGACGAACGTGATTCGGTACTTCGTGACCTGAGAGCGAGTGAGGTTCACCGCTTCGCGCCAGCGTGCTCCGGTACTCAAGCAGATTTTAACGACCAAAGCGAGCAGGGGGCTTTGGCGTTGGCAGTCGTATAGTAGCTCTGTGATCTGTTCATGCGTCAGCCATGCCATCTCTTTTTCGGCAATGGTGAACTTGCGCATGCTTTCCAGTGGGTTTGGCGCAGCCCATTCTCCAAGACGGGCCAGCTCGCTAAAAACACTGCTCAGATAGCTTTGCTCCAGATTGATAGTGACCGGGCTGGCTCCTTTCTTCCACTTTTCGCTAAAATAGATTTCACCCGTTAGGCGTTTGTCACGGTAATGCGCGAACAACTTAGAGCTGAGATCAGTAGCAAGAGGGTTTCCGAGTGCATCAACCATAAGGAGCAGCTTGTCGTAAACATGCTCACCCGCGGTCAAGGATTTGCCGTGCAGTTTGAACCAGAGTTCAACCACGTCTTTCAGAGTCCGACGGTCAATCGATTCACCCAGCCAAGGCTTAGCATCTGCCTCATCCATAGTATGACGCTCAAAAGCCAGCGCTTCGCCTTTGGTGGCGAACTGCTTACGCACACGACGCCCACTACGTCCGGCGGGATAGCATTCGCAAATCCATTTTCCTGTGTCGAGTTTTCGTACTGCCATAAAAAAGCCCTCATGTCTGAGGGCTAAATTTAACTGTATATACAAACAGTGGTCAATGTATGATTATGTGAAATCACATATATCAGGCAACAACGAGTTCTTCATTTGCAGCCTGCGCTGCTGTGCGTTCATTCTCAATTGCGAGAGATTCTCTATATTCTTTGGCATCGGCAAACATCGTCCAATGCGCATCGATATTCATATTGGCTACAGTAGATTTAATATCCTTAATGCCGACATTAAAGAATTCTTTCCGAGAATTGACCTTGTTAACCTGTTTTTCATTAAATACTTTATGCAAGTGATTCTCTAATGATGGTGCATCATCACTGTAGATCATTGCATGTACATCAAAGGCGAATGGAACACTGGCATCACCAAGTTCACGAACACGGTCTAGAGGTTCAAGGCGACGCGTCATACCAATTTTGTACACATCCTCACCGAACGAACCTATATTACTAATAACATAGACATGGCCTGAGCGTGTTTGTTGAGCCATCGAAATGGCTCGTTGGTTTTTGGCCTCAGCCTCTTCGAATTTAATTTGTAATTCAGCCAGTTTCTGCTCAAGAGCGAGTCGTTGCTCTTCACCTGCAAGCATTAGCTCTTTAGTCGCCTTGTCTATAGCCTGCTGAATTGCTTTTTCTTCTTTCTCGGCTTCTTTTATCGCTCTTTCGTATTCTCGACGTGCTTTCTCTTCTTCGCGTAACTGCTCTTTGATGCGCCTTTGTTCTTCTTTTTCTTCGAGCATAATTTCATTAACTGCAACGCCCCATTTCAGTTCGTTGAGTCGGGCTTGTAAGTATATATCAGTTATCTTAGCCGACCTAAATGCTGAGCCGTTATAATTCACAAGTTGAAATGCGTCTTTAATTTCCTGGGAAAGTTTACCGTAATTGTTATGTTTGATTTTAGAAAGTGTACTATCAACTTTTCCATTAAACGCATCTAATACAAATTTTATTGCAGTGTTACGTCTATTAGGTTCGACATAGTCACAACTTGCCGCTTTGCTCGTTTTGATTAAAGATTTTGTTAACTCTCTGGCTTTTTGAAGTTCTCTGCCTGCATCAGTAAATTCATAATTCTCAGCAAGTTCATCCAGAACGCTTCGGTTTGGAACAATCCATTCATCACCGTAACCTTCAATTTTATTTTTCATTGACTTGGCTACAGCTTGGTAGGTTTCTGCAAATTCTTTCGCTTCATATGCAGAACCAGCGATTTCTTTTGCTCTGCTCTCTGCATCAGCGACTATTTTCATTGCATTGTCGTTAGCATTGGAGATTAGCTCATCGGCCCTACTATTGGCGTTATCCAATCGTTCCTTGGCTTTTAAGCGAGCATCGCGAGCATCTTTAGTTATTACAACTGCTTCGTTGTTGGCATTACTTATCGTTAGTCGGGCTTGATTATTTGCTTCTAAAACGATGCTGGAGGCTTTAAGTTGTGCTTCATTTACTGTGCTCTTAGCAATCGAGTCTGCTGTTTTTATCGTCTTTTCTGCATTCAGAACAGCACTATGCAGTTCTTCATATTGCCACAAAGGAGCAGCTCTTCCTTCCAGTTCTGAGTGCTCTCGAACAGCGTTCGCTAAATGTTCTTGGCTTTCACTCAATTCATTCGAAAGAGCTATCTTTTGATGATTAAGTGCCTCGATCTCGATCTTATGTTGTTTGCTCTTCTTGAGCAAAATGACAGCCAGAATGGGGGCGAGTAAGGCTAACAGCAAAACTACAACAAGAAACAAATCCATTTTTAAATCCTTTTACTGAATCAGTATGTAACTGTTGTGCTTCTTATACATGCAATGACTTCTATATCTGAAAAAGCACACTCAAAACTATTTTCTGCAGTAGAGATTTTAATCATGCCTTTTGGCAGTCTCGTAATCAGTCTAACGGAATAGGTCCCATCGATATTGATCAACCAATGCCCATCTAATACTTCCGTGAATTTTTGATCACAGATGTATGTGGTACGGCCATCACGAACAACAATCGGGGATGAAAGATTGGTAGGAAGAAATGATGCGTCAAAAACGCAAGAACCATCTTCAACCATTTTGCCAGCAGTGAAGGAAAACTGCGCCAGTTCTTCAGTAGTCGCTGTTTTCGAGCTTTGCTTAAGACCCTGCCCAGTGGTTAACCAATTGAGAGATACACCAGTTTCGAGGGCGCACTGGATTATCCAGTCAGCAGGGAACGTGTCCCGCATGTACCTGTTAGCCAAAGTGCTCTTTGAGACATCTAGGTGATCGGCTAATGCCTGCCGAGTTGTAAAACCATACGCCTCTACCAATCGTTCAATCGCAGCTTTTCCTCCCTGATTGGGATTTATTTTGATCTCATTTGGGTACTTTGATGTTGACATATCTCTTATGCGATCCTAGTATCTGTTTTGTTCCCATTTGGGGACTTGTCACGATTACAAACGGCTCACCACAAGCCAATAGGAGATGTTGCATCATGACCCCTAATATTTCAATCACTCTAAACACACCGCATGTCACAATTGAACGCTATAGCGAGCTAACTGGGCTGCCTGTTGACACCATAAACGACATGCTTGCAGATGGTCGGTTGCCTCGTCATCGCCTTCGTAAAGATAAGAAGCGTGAAAAGGTAATGATTAACATCGTCGCTTTAACCGTTGATGCACTCTCAGATTGCAATGTGACTATCAACTAGTTCCATTTTGAGACTTCATGGAGCAACTGACTATGTTTGACTATCGCATATCAAAACATCCTTATTTCAATGAAGCTTGCCGGGCTTTCGCTATACGCCACAACATGGCGAAGTTGGCAGAACGTGCAGGTATGAACGTTCAAACCCTGCGTAATAAGCTTAACCCTGAGCAGCCGCATCAGCTCACAGCACCTGATATTTGGCTGCTGACCGATCTCACCGAAGACTCAACGCTGGTTGACGGGTTCTTGGCTCAGATTCACTGCCTGCCATGTGTGCCAACCAATGAAGTCGCACGGGAGAAAATGCCGCAGTACGTCCTGAAAGCCACCGCCGAGATCGGTCGTGTCGCTGCAAGTGCGGTTTCTGGTGTTCAGCTAAATGCGACCACCCGCCGCCAGGTCGTTGAAAGCGTCAATTCTGTTACTCGTCTAATGGCACTTACCGCTATTTCTCTGCAGGCTCGTTTACAGGCTAATCCAGCAATGGCCAGTGTCGTCGATACCGTGACGGGCCTTGGTTCTTCGTTTGGGCTGAGCTGAGGTGTTTATGCTGAACAATGAACCCTCATTTGCGTCTCTTCTCGTTAAGCAAAGCCCGGCAATGCACTGCGGCCATGGCTGGATCATGGGGAAAGATGGTAAGCGCTGGCATCCGTGCCGCTCGCAGGATGCACTTCTAGCCGAACTGTCCACTATCCAACAGGGGAAACCATGGCTATTGAAGGTCCTGCAGCGACTGTTCCACTGAGTACCGGTCAGCGCCTGAATGGGCTGAACCACATCGCGGAGCTGAGAGCAAAAGTGTTTGGTCTGAATATTGAGCAGGAGCTGGAACGGTTTATTAATGAGATGCGCGAGCCACGCGACATTAACCACAAACAGAACGAGAGGGCACTGGCCGCTATATTCTTCATGGCAAAAATTCCGGCAGAACGTCACAGCGTCAACATTAATGAGCTGACCACTGACGAAACGCGGGAACTGATAAAAGCAATGAATCATTTTCGTGCAGTGGTGAGCTTATTTCCCAAACGGCTAACCATGCCGAATTAACCCCAAACAGAAATTAATGGCGTAAACCCGCCGGGCATTCTTTTGCCCAAATTCATGAGAAATGATTATGCGAAATAGTGAAACACGTATCACCAAAACCGGACCGGATGATGCCGGTTTATTCCAGCTGTTTAACGAGACTCGCCTGGATGAGCGTAAAAGCTGCGCCTTTGCCGTTTCCATACGCATGGAGGCACTGGCGATCCACATCCTCAAAGAGGGAATGAACGGAGTGGAGGCGGCAGAATTGCTGCGTCGTGAAGTCGCCCGTTTTGAAGCTGAATCACGCGGGGACTGGCACTGATGGCGGACTCCATGGATCTGGTACAGCAGCGCGTCGAAGAGAACCTTCAACGCCATATTCAGAACGCCCGCGTCAGAAAGCCAGGCATTGCCCGCGTTCTTTGCATCGACTGCGACGCGCCAATTCCAATAGCACGCAGACAAGCCATTCCGGGCGTGCAGTGTTGCGTGACGTGTCAGGAAATCGCAGAACTGAAAGGGAAGCACTACACCCGAGGGGCGCTGTGAGCTTCGGAGCCTGTCAGTGATGCCTGAATTAACAAAAGATAAAGGCGGCCCGACTGAGGCCGCCGGGGTTTTCCCATGGAATGCCCCAAAAAAAGTAGTAAACCCCTATCTGGACCCGGCGGAAGTTGCGCCGGTGTCTGCGCTTTCATACCTGATCACTCTCTACGCTGCGGATAACGAGCAGGAACAGCTGCGCAGTGAGGTGCTGAGTGATGAGGTCTGGGAGCGCTATTTCTTCAATGAATCCCGTGACCCTGTTCAGCGTGAAATGGAACAGGACCAGCTCATCAGTCGCGTCAAAATGGCCCGTGAGCAGCAGCGCTTCAATCCCGATTTAGTCATTCTTGCTAACGTCAGCGCCGAACCTGCCCACGTCAGCAAGCCACTGCTGGAAAGGATTAAATTCTTCCAGGGGTTGGGGAGGCCGAAAGCATATTCCCGTTATCTGCGCGAAACCATCCGACCGTGTCTTGAACGGCTGGAGCGCGTGCGTGAAAGTCAGGTGGCTGCCTCGTTCAGGTTTATGGCAAGCCACGAAGGGCTGGAGGGGCTGCTGGTACTGCCGGAAATGAATCAGGAGCAGGTCAAACGGTTGTCCACGCTGGTTGCGGCGCACATGAGTATGTGTCTCGATGCCGCCTGCAGCGATCTGTTAGTGACTGATGACGTCAAGCCTGAACAAATTCGCCAGTCATGGGAAAAAGTAGCGGCAGAGTCTATGCGCCTTGATGTGATTCCACCTGCCTTTGAACAGTTGCGCCGTAAGAAACGCCGTCGTAAGCCGGTGCCCTATGACCTTATTCCGGGTTCGCTGGCGCGTATGCTATGTGCAGACTGGTGGTATCGCAAGCTGTGGCAGATGCGCTGTGAGTGGCGGGAAGAACAGCTGCGCGCCGTTTGCCTGGTCAACAGGAAAGCGTCCCCATACGTCAGTTATGAAGCCGTGATCCACAAACGCGAGCAGCGCCGTAAATCGCTGGAGTTTTTCCAGTCGCACGAGCTGGTCAATGCCGACGGCGACACGCTGGATATGGAGGACGTGGTGAACGCCAGCAGCAGCAACCCGGCGCATCGTCGTAATGAAATGATGGCCTGTGTGAAAGGACTGGAGCTGATCGCAGAAATGCGCGGCGACTGCGCCGTATTTTATACCATCACCTGCCCGTCACGCTTCCACGCCACACTGAACAACGGCAGGCCCAATCCGAAGTGGACCAGCGAAACGGTCCGGCAGAGCAGTGACTACCTGGTTGATACCTTTGCCGCATTCCGCAAAGCCATGCACAAAGCCGGGCTGCGCTGGTACGGCGTCCGCGTTGCTGAACCTCACCATGACGGCACTGTGCACTGGCATCTGCTGTGCTTCATGCGCAAAAAAGACCGTCGCACGCTAACTGCTCTGCTGCGTAAATTTGCCATTCGCGAGGACCGTGACGAGCTGGGCAACAATACTGGCCCGCGCTTCAAGTCTGAACTCATCAACCCTCGTAAAGGTACCCCGACCAGCTACATCGCCAAATACATCAGCAAGAACATCGACGGGCGTGGACTGGCAAAAGAGATCAGCAAAGAAACCGGCAAATCACTTCGCGACAGCGCCGAGCACGTCAGTGCCTGGGCATCCCTGCACCGGGTTCAACAGTTCCGTTTCTTCGGTATTCCCGGGCGTCAGGCATACCGCGAACTGCGTTTGCTAGCCGGGCAGGCCGCGAGAGCGCAGTGTGATAAAAAAGTCGGTGCGCCTGTGCTGGAAAATGCGCGGCTGGATGCCGTGCTGGCTGCTGCCGACGCGGGCTGCTTTGCCACTTACATCATGAAACAGGGCGGCGTAATGGTTCCCCGCAAACATCACCTTATCAGAACCGCATATGAGTTTAACGATGAGCCTGGCACCTACGGCGATCACGGCATCCGTATCTATGGCATCTGGTCCCCGATTGTTGAGGGCCGGATCTGCACGCACGGAATGAAGTGGAAAATGGTTCGTAAGGCCGTTGACGTTCAGGAGGCGACAGCCGACCAGGGCGCTCGCGCCCCTTGGACTCGTGGCAATAACTGTCCCCCTGTTGAAAAAATGTACCAGGCAGGGGGCGAATTACCGGGCAGCGAAGAACCTGCAGCGCTACCGGACTTCGAAAACATGAGTAAAAAAGAGCTGCGTGAGCTGACAGCAAGGCTGCGGCTGGTCAAACCGAAGCGCCGTAAAGGCTACAAACAGGAAATTACGGAACACCAACAACTGCAGCTTGATGCGGAGCTGCGGTCTAGAGGATTTGACGCGAGTGAAACGGAGGTGGATCTGCTTCTGCGTGGCGGAAGTCTGCCATCTGGGGCCGGGCTGCGCCTGTTCTACCGGAACCAGCGTCTACAGGAGGATGACAAATGGCGTCAGTGGTACTGAAAAATGCAGGAATGAGGTTATAGATTAATCAAAGGGTTAGCTGAGTAAAAAAGTATTTCAGCTTTAAAATTATATGATGTACTGTATATATAAACAGTGTGCGCCGGGAGACCGGTAAAGATCAAGGGGTGAAAGTCCCCGACCATTGAAGGACCAGCAATCCACAGGGTCCCTGAGTCATGCGTTGTATACCGTGAGGTATGGGGCGAAGCGTTGACAGGGGTGTTGACAGGCCAGCCATTGAGCCACGAAATGTATATTAAATTCCCGGGTGCCGACGTTGTACTGTTTACGGAAGGCAACATCATAGGGTGCGTTACTGCGAGTGCCATATGGACCCGGCGGGGTCTGAGACCCTGGCATGTCAATACGATCTTTACGCGGGAACCGGGAGATCTCCCCTCTGACCATCTGCCAGTGCCGGAGATGGCCCGCACCGGGAAGGCGAGGAGCCGAAGCCGGTGATGTACGGAGAGGAGAAGTCGGACTTGCTCATAGTAGCTGCGAAGCTGGCGAACAATCCGCAAGGAGCGGAGTCAGTGGAGCGAAGGAGCGGGGCCAAGGGAAACGCGGAACAGCCACACATGCGCCGGACGCAGAGCCGGGAAAGTATGTCACAGAGGCTGTCACGCGTGCGGGAAGCTGCGAAGCAGCGGAAGAAAGAACGGTTTACCGCATTGTTCCACCTCCTGACAGCAGAGGCACTGGAGAACGCATTCCTCTCCCTGAGCAGGAAAGCGGCTGCCGGAGTTGATGGTGTCAGGTGGAAGGACTACGCCGAAAACCTGAAGGTCAACATAGCAGATCTGCACCGGAGGCTTCATCAGGGCAGTTACAGGGCTCAGCCCGGCAGGCGGCACTACATCCCGAAAGCGGATGGAAAACAGCGCCCGCTCGGCATCGCCTCACTGGAGGACAAAATCGTCCAGTATGCGCTGGTTAAGATCCTGAATGCAGTCTACGAAAATGACTTTATGGGGTTTTCATACGGGTTCAGACCCGGGCGAAGCCAGCACAATGCGCTGGACGCACTGGCCACAGGGCTGGTTCGGACCAATGTAAACTGGGTACTGGATGCCGATATCAGTCAGTTCTTCGACAAGGTAAGCCATGAATGGCTAATCAGGTTCATAGAACACAGAATCGGCGACCAGAGGGTAATCAGGCTCATACGAAAGTGGCTCACAGCCGGGACCTCAGAGGAAGGAGAATGGCGGGCATCGGAGGAAGGCACCCCACAGGGTGCGGTTATCTCGCCGCTGCTGGCAAACATCTACCTCCACTATGTCTTCGATCTGTGGGCGCATCAGTGGCGACGCCGCCATGCCACAGGCAATGTGGTCATGGTCAGATACGCAGATGACATAGTCATCGGGTTCGACAAGCGAATCGACGCTCAATGCTTTCGTATAGCCATGCAGCGCAGACTGAAGGAGTTCGGACTCACGGTACATCCGAAGAAAACCCGACTGATGGAGTTCGGCCGCTTCGCAGCCGAAAACCGCGCCAGCAGGGGAAAAGGTAAACCAGAAACGTTCAACTTCCTCGGGTTCACGCATATCAGTGGGAAAGATCGTAGTGGCAGGTTCATGCTGATACGAAAGACACGCCGGGACAGGATGACGGCGACACTGAAAGCGATCAAGGACGGACTACGAAAGCGCTGGCATTACTCAATCCCCGAACAGGGAAAATGGCTCAGGAGAGTGGTTCAGGGATACCTGAACTACCACTCAGTCCCGGGCAACTATCCCATGATGCGGAAGTTCAGGATATACGTAACAGACCTCTGGCGACGGGCGCTGAGGCGCAGGAGCCAGCAGGATGATACGACATGGACGAAAGCAAACAGACTGGCAGCCGTATGGCTGCCGAAGGTTCGGGTTCTGCATCCATGGCCTGTGGAGCGGTTCACCGCCAGACACCCAAGGCAGGAGCCCGGTGCGTGAATAGCGCACGCCGGGATCTGTGCGGGGGGTACCCGGTAACGGGTATCCCTACCGCGACAATATTGGGAGGGAGTTGTGAACGATTTGTTCATGGAATCACTTGCACTGCAGCGGATAGAACTTATGGCCCGGCTGGTTGCCAGCTCAGATTGTAGCGATGACGATAAGGAGGTTGCGATTTCGTGGCTGTCGGAGCTGACAAGCGATCTGGTTACTAGGCTGAATGAATATGGGATAAGGCAGGATGAGAGTACGCATTAGTGATTCCGCACCATGGGAAACTCCCTCCCATATGGCACCCTGCGGTTTGAGAAATCAGCGCATGTCTATGTTGCATGGATTCGCATGATCCAAAAAGGATCGCATTGGGTCGGGGCCGCCAGAACTGGCGCGCTTTCCGGCCCGTCATGCATCTGCATGAAAACCACTACACAAAGCGGGCAGGCGTGGCGGGGATACGAGCGCGCGCAACGGGTGTACGCCTAGACTTGTTGAAATATTTATCATATAAATCTATTGTCAAATCTAGGGGAGTCAGAGGATGATCCAGCCGAAAGTATTTATATCCTATAGTTGGTCTAGTAAAACTCATCAGCAACATATCAAGGATATGGCTGAACGATTAGCAGCGGATGGGGTTGAAACTGTCATAGATATCTATGATTTGAAAGAAGGGGATGATAAAAACCATTATATGGAACGTATGGTTCAGGATGAAACCGTCACACATGTCTTAGTAATTTGTGATAAGAAATATTCTGAAAAAGCTGACCTTAGAAAGGATGGTGTCGGTGTAGAGTCTATGATAATTTCTCAGGAAATATATTCATCCGTTTCACAATCCAAATTTATACCGCTGATTTTTGAGTATAAAGAAAGTGGTGCTCCTTATGTTCCTATATTTCTGAAGTCCAGAATTTATATTGATTTTTCTACGCCGGAGAAAGAAAATGATAATTGGGAACGATTAATTAGGCTGCTCTATGGAAAGCCAGAGTTTACAAAGCCACCATTGGGCAAGCCGCCTATCTATTTGGAACAAGATACATCGAAGCCAACATATGAAATTCATGCTAAATTTCAAACGTTAAAGTCGGCGGTATTAAACCAAAAGCAGAATGTAAAGGAGTGCAGAAGGCAGTTTCTTGAGATATGTCGAAGTTATTGTGTATCGTTACAGGTATTAACGAAACCAACTACGGATGATTTTGCAGCAGAAGTATTGCAAATTCATAAGGAGCTTATCCCTGTGAGGGACGCCATTACTGATTGGATTATTCTTGAGGGGGATACTCAGAACGAGGATTTCTCTAAAGCACTACTGCAGTTTATGGAAGTAATGCTAGCGATCAGAAGTCGGCCAAAAAATATTAACTCATGGAATGATTTATGGTTTCTTTCGCATCAGATTTTTGCTTATGAAACATTCTTATATATATTGGCAGCATTAATAAAAATTGAAGCTTTTCAGCAGATATATATTTTACTACATACATCCTATCTTTTGCCTGATCATCTAGTTAGCCCTGGTACGGAGTTTGCTAACTATAGTGAATTTTTTGTAAACTCTGATTTCCTTCAAAGTAAATTGGCTCCTGAAAATTACCGACTACATTCACCCGTTGCAGAGTTGGTTAAACTAAGTGCAACAAGAGAAGATGTGTCTTTTGATGATTTGAAACAGGCTGATCTCGTTGCTCTTATGATATCCTTCATTAGTCCGGGAGTTTATTGGTATCCCCAATTATTACTATATTCTGCGCATTACGAAAAATATCCTCTTTTTACAAGGGCAATACAGCATAGAGGATTTAAAAATATTGCGACTATCACTGGGGTTAATGATAGTGAACTTTTAGTTCAGAAGCTGACTGAAGGTGATGCTAAGCGAAATACTAGCAACTGGCACCACTTCAGCTTTAATAGAAATTTCCTTGAACAAATGAATGTTAACCGTTTAGACAGCATTGATTAGAAAAATAAAAGGCGCTTTTTAAAGCGCCTAGTTTTTTATAAATCAATATCTAAGGTGTATTTTTCGAAACAGATCACTTCTTCACCTAGCCATTTATTCAGTTCCTGCAGTCGCTTCTGCAGTGGCATCAGTTCGTTGCGGACAAAGACGCGGCTGGCCTTTTCCACGTCACCGAATCCGCCGGTATTGTTGGGGATGATGCCCATCATCTGCGGGGGGACGCGGTGCGCCGCCATCATGTCATCACGGCTCACATTTTTGATATTCAGAAACTCATCCTTTGCCGCTACTTCTGACAGTGGGATGATCTGGATGCCGTCCTTTTTTCCGTTGGGTGAGTACATAAACAGGTTGCGGAAGTTGCCCGGTCCCTTGGCGCTTTTCATCGCATGGCGGATGTTGTTCACGTCCTCCTGGTTCTGTGCCGCGTCGGTCATGTACATAATAAATCCTGCGTGGCTGCCGTTCAGATAATACTTCCGGCGGAACAGCGTTGCGGACTCATTCAGCAGGGTTGACGGGATGGCCGAAAGATAGCCTGGCAGCCCGTAAATTTCCTGGTTAATGTCCGGCTCCAGCAGATGAAAAATGCTTCCCGGCGTAAATTCATAGGGCTGGGAGGTCATGCCGTATTGCACGAACCAGTAGGTGTCGAGATCAACGCCGCGCCGCGTGTATTTCGCCAGGGTCGGCTCCAGTGACAGCACGCCACCGAGCCGGTTAGTGCGCTTTTCCAGGTAAGCATTACCAAATACCAGGTAATCCTGCACAAAACGGGTAAAAACTTGCTGGCTTAGCAGGCGGTGCGGGATGTATGTGCTGCTGAGAATGTCACGCTTAACGGCAATCGGTGAGCTGTGATGCACGGCGGCGCGGTAGGTGCGTGCCAGTCCGTCAAAGCTTACCGGCGGTTCGTACCAGCGATCCATCTGTACGCATTCCACATAATCCAGGAGTTCGCGGCGGTCCAGAACCGGAATAGGATCGCCGAAGCTGAATGCTTCAGCTGCTGCGCCGCCGCCGCTGTGCTGAACAGTGTGAGCAGCCGATGTGCGGCGGTTCTTACGTTTTCCCATCAAAAAATCTCCACGATGTTGCTGGTATTGGCGGCTTCGCCCTGCAGCGGTTCGTTAAATAGTGCATGCATCGTTGCCCAGGCCAAATCTGCGTGGCTGGCTTCTTCGCTGCGGCTGGCTTCGTAGGTGGGGCGGTTTCCGCTGGCGGTAGTGGCCCGTCGGATAGCCATGAATGACTGCGCGATATCGGTATGACCGGCGTCAAACTCAATGCGGCGGTGACTGATGATGTCGTATGCCTTGAGCACCAGGGCGTTTTTGACGTTGGGGTTATAGACAAACTCCCGGACGGCAGGGAAAAAGCCTTTAACGTTCTCATAGACGCCGTGACCGACGCCGGTGGAGTCAATGCCGATATAGGTTACGTTGTACTGCAGAGTGAGCTGGCGGATAGCTTCTGCCTGGGCGCGGAAGTCCATTCCGCGCCACTGGTGGCGCTCCAGTATGCGGAACTTGCCGCCGGGAACGGATGGCGGGGCGATAACGACGCACCCGGCGCTGTCACCGTTCTGGGTGCCTTTCGCCGGGTCATATCCGATCCACACCTCGCCCCAGCCAAACGGACGCAGAGCCAGTGCATGAAAATCTTCCCAGACCTCCCAGCTGTCCACCATGCAGGCCTGCAGGTCGGAAAGCGGGAACACGGACGCGAGATCGTCAATAAATTCACACATCAGCAGGTTCTGGTATTCGTCCGGGCTGTATTCCAGTCGCAGCTGGTCGAGGTCGAACAGGTTACAGCCCCCGCGCACGGCATCTTCCACCGTCACAATCTGCCGGAACTGACCATCAGCACAAAGCAGGCCAGCCGCCAGCGCCGAGTGGGTCAGGTCGATATCCACACGGTCCGTTTTTGAGCGACCACGGTTATACAGCGCGCCAGACCAGAAAGGATAGGCGCTGTGCATCAGGCTGGACGGGGTAGAAAAATAGGTTTGCCGCCACTTTTTGTGCAGCGCCATACCGGAGGCGACTTTGCGCAGCTCCTGGAATTTCGGTATCCAGAAATATTCATCCAGGTACAGGTTGCCGTGGTAGCTCTGCGCGGTGCGGGCATTGGTCCCCAGAAAATACAGCGTGGCACCGTTCGGCAGGACCATCGGATCGCCTTTCAGCTCAACGTCTACCTCTTTGGCGAACTCAATGATGTAGCCTTTAAAGACATGCGCCTGGGCTTTACTGGCCGACAGGAAAATTTGGTTTCGACCAGTCACCAGGGCATCGATCAGCGCCTCACGCGCAAAATAATACGTTGCCCCGATTTGGCGGGACTTCAGCACGTTGCGGATACGATGCTTTATCCCTGCTTCCCACCAGTGGCGCTGATATTCGAACAGGCCAGCGCGGAAAATCTCTTCCAGCTTTTCGATCTGTTCGTCGCTGAACAGGTTTTTTTCAGGGGGTTTGCGGGGGCCGCGGTTGCGGTTTTCCACGTTCGGGTTTAAATCGGCCTCGTTGCCGCCGTTGTTAAATTTCCCGATGCGGGCGTGGCGCTCGGACTGGCGCGCCAGCAGGTCAATTTCCTTAAAATCCTTCCCTTCTTTTTGCTCCTTCATGATCAGCTGGCAGTACCGTGCGGCGGTGGTGAGCTGCATCTGGTCAAGCGGACCATAGCTGCCCCATTTGTCGCGCTTTTTCCAGCTGTGAACGGTTGCGGCTTTCTCGCCCAGCATTTCTGCAATGCGGGCTATGCGGTATCCCTGAAAATACAGCAGTAGTGCCTGCCGACGGGGATCGAGGTCTGCGGGAGTCAATGTTGTGTTCATGGCACAAGACTACGGCCTTGACAGGAGCCTTTCCCCGGCTGGCTTTTGTGTGGTTTACCGCACAAGGTCTGCGCGTTGTTTCACCCCCTCCATCACAGCAACCATAAGGCCTCACTGAGTTATTTGATGGAGTCGCTCAAATGGCAGTTAAAGCAAAACGCTTCCGCATTGGTGTGGAAGGGGCAACAACCGACGGGCGCACCATTGAGCGTGCCTGGCTGGAGCAGATGGCGGCCAGTTATAACCCGCAGGTCTATACGGCGCTGATTAATCTGGAACATATCAAGGGCTACACCCCGGACAGTCCATTCCGCCGCTTCGGGACCGTGGATAAGCTGGAGGCCGAAGAAATTGCGGATGGCCCGCTGAAGGGGAAAATGGCCCTGTATGCGTGGATCACCCCGTCAGATGATCTGGTGGCGTATACCCGCAAGCTGCAAAAGCTGTTCACCTCGATGGAGGTCAATACCAGTTTTGCTGATACCGGCAAAGCGTACCTGGTTGGCCTGGCAGCGACTGACGACCCGGCAAGCCTGGGTACAGAAATGTTGCAGTTTAGCGCCAGCGCCAAAAGCAACCCGCTGGCAGGGCGCAAACAAAGCCCGGAAAACCTCTTTACCGCCGCAGAAGACACGCTGATCGAGTGGGAAGAGGTCCAGGGCGAAAAACCCTCCCTCTTTGCCCGCGTTACCGCGATGTTTACCAAAAAAGAGCAAACCGATGATGCGCGTTTTTCTGATGTGCATCGTGCTGTTGAGCTGGTCGCCACCGAGCAGCAGCGCCTGAGCGAACGCACCGATCAATCCCTGTCCGCGCAGGATAAGCGCCTTGCTGCGCTGGAAACCTCCCTTCAGGAGCAGCAGACCGCCTTTGCGGAACTGGAACAGCAGCTGCAACAGGAAGACAGCCGCAAAGATTATCGCCAGCGCGCGCCGGGCGATAACGCACCGGCAGGCACCCTGACCAATTGCTGATGGAGCATAAGAACCAATGAAAAAGAAAACACGTTTTGCCTTTAACGCCTACCTGCAGCAGCTGGCGCGCCTGAATGGCGTAGAAGTTGAAGAACTGTCCAGCAAGTTCACCGTGGAGCCATCGGTGCAGCAGACGCTTGAAGACCAGATCCAGCAGTCCGCCGCATTCCTGACCATGATTAACCTCATTGGGGTGACTGAGCAGTCAGGCCAGTTGCTGGGTCTGGGCGTCGGCAGCACCATTGCCGGGACCACTGACACGACCACGAAGGAACGCGAACCAACCGATCCGACGGTCATGGTTGATGTTGAGTACAAGTGCGAGCAGACCAACTTTGATACGGTGCTGACCTACGCAAAACTTGACCTGTGGGCGAAATTCCAGGATTTCCAGGTGCGCATCCGTAACGCCATCGTCAAGCGCCAGGCGCTGGACCGCATCATGATCGGGTTCAACGGTGTGAAGCGTGCCAAAACCTCAAACCGTGTCGATAACCCGCTGCTGCAGGACGTTAATAAAGGCTGGCTGCAGAAAGTCCGCGAAGATGCGGCAGATTGCGTTATGGGTAGCACCACGGCAGAAGATGGCACCACCACCGCAGACCCGGTGAAGGTAGGCAAGGGCGGTAAATATGCCAACCTGGATGCGCTGGTGATGGATGCCGTCAATGAGCTGATTGACCCGATTTTCCAGGATGATGCTGATCTGGTCGTGATCTGTGGTCGTGAGCTGCTGTCTGACAAGTATTTCCCGCTGGTCAATAAGGAGCAGGAAAACAGCGAAAAACTGGCCGCTGATCTGATTATCAGCCAGAAACGCATGGGTGGCCTGCAGGCTGTCCGCGCCCCGTCATTCCCGGCTAATGCCGTGCTGATCACCCGTCTGGATAACCTGTCCATCTACTGGCAGGAAGATACCCGCCGCCGTTCGGTCATTGATAACCCGAAACGCGATCGCATCGAAAACTTCGAATCCGTCAATGAGGCGTATGTGGTGGAGGATTACCGCTGCGTGGCACTGGTGGAAAACATCACCATCGGTGACTTCAGTGCCGGAGCAGGGGAGTAACGCATGAGCCTGAGTCCCGCACGGCAGCACCGCCTGCGCGTTCAGGCTGAACAGGCCGCCCGTCAGGGCGGCAGTGTTCGCCATGCGTCGGGGTATGACCTGATGCTACTGCAGCTGGCAGAAGACCGTCGTCGCCTCAAGGGGGTGCAGTCCACAGTGAAAAAGGCACAAATCAAGGTGGAGCTGTTACCCAAATATACCGCCTGGGCGGATGGCGTACTGGCAGCCGGTGGAGCGCAGCAGGATGACGTGCTGATGTTTCTGATGGTCTGGCGTATCGATGCCGGTGATTTTGCCGGTGGCCTGCAGATTGCCGCGCACGCGCTTAAGCATGGGTGGGTGATGCCGCAGGCGCTGGGCCGCCGCAACGTGCAGACCGTTGTTGCTGAGGAGCTGGCAGATCAGGCGGAGGCCGCGCAGCGCATGAAAGCTGAATTCCCTGCTGACGTGCTGCTGCAGGCGCTTTCGCTGACGGATGCGCTGGACATGCCGGACCAGTCCCGCGCCCGGCTGCATAAAGCTATCGCCGCCGTGATCAGCGAGTCCCGCCCCGCCGCAGCCCTGAACCACTACACGTTTGCGCTGCAGCTCGATCCCCGCTGCGGTGTGAAAAAAGACAAAGAGCGGCTGGAGCGTCATTTGCGTAACAGCCACTAACGGAACGTGCCCCGCGCACGGGCGGCACGGGATGGCGACAGGCAGCGCCTTATCAAAATCCCGTTCACCGCCCACCTTTTCAGGAGAAAACCCGCATGAGATTTGTTGCGCCAGAACAGGCGCCGGAACAGGCGGAGGTCATCAAAAACACCCCATTCTGGCCCGATGTGGATTTGTCGGATTTTCGCAGCGTGATGCGAACGGATGGCACGGTGACGTCGCCGCGTCTCGGGCAGCTTATCCGGTCTGCTATGTCGGAGGTCAACGCGGAGCTGTACGAATTCCGCAAGCGCCAGCAGTTGCTGGGATTCCAGACCCTGGCAGACGTACCGGCGGAGGTGCTGGACGGCAAAAGCGAGCGCATCCACCACTACCATAACGCTGTGTATTGCTGGGCGCGTGCCCAGGTGAATGAACGTTACCAGGACTATGACGCCACGGCATCCGGCGTCAAACGGGGCGATGAGCTGGCGGAAGCCAGCGGCGATCTGTGGCGTGATGCCCGCTGGGCAATCAGTAGGGTGCAGGATGCACCCCACTGTACTGTGGAGCTGATCTGATGAAAGTGCGTGCGTACCAGGGTGACACGGTGGATGCGCTTTGCTGGCGTCATTACGGGCGCACGCAGGGCGTCACAGAGCAGGTACTGCAGGCAAATCCGGGGCTGGCTGAGCATGGCCCTTTTTTACCTCACGGGCTGCAGGTGGAACTGCCGGATATTGCAACCACTACCACGGTGCAGACCGTCCAGTTATGGGACTGAATTATGACGCTTGAACGGATCAGCGCCTTTATTACGTACTGCATCGCTGTACTGCTGGCGTGGATGGGCGATTTATCGCTTAAGGACGCATCTACGGTGGGCGGTGTGCTGATTGGTCTGCTGATGCTGGCGATCAACTGGTACTACAAACACAAAACCTATCAGCTGCTGCGCGGCGGGAAGATAACTCAGGGGGAATATGAATCCTTCAATCGTTAAGCGCTGCCTGGTGGGTGCAGTGCTGGCCATCGCTGCCACGCTGCCCAATTTCCAGCAGCTCCACACCTCAGTGGAGGGGCTGAAGCTGATTGCTGATTACGAGGGATGCCGCCTGCAGCCGTACCAGTGCGACGCTGGCGTGTGGACCGACGGCATCGGTAACACGTCCGGTGTGGTGCCGGGGAAGACCATCACAGAGCGGCAGGCGGCGGGGAACTTCATCACCAACGTATTACGGGTAGAAACCGCGCTGGCGCGGTGTGTCCTGGTGAACGTGCCGCAGTACGTTTATGACGCCCTGGTGTCGCTGGCGTTCAACGTCGGCACGGGCAACGCCTGCAGCTCAACCATGGTGAAGTTTATCAATCAGAAGCGCTGGCGCGATGCCTGCTATCAGCTGCCGCGTTGGGTATATGTCAAAGGCATATTTAATCAGGGGCTGGATAACCGCCGCGGGCGTGAGCTGGCCTGGTGCTTAAAAGGAGCATAACGAAATGAAAAAGAAATCTATCAGTGGGTTGCTTTCGGTGCTGTACGCAGCGCTGATGATTTTAAGTCTCTTTGTCCCAAACGGCATGGCCTCGGCGCTGGTCACTGGATTGACCTGGGTAGCTTGTTTGTTGGTCTGGGTGGCGGTGCTGCTTTGCCTGGCTGGGTGGTATGCGGGTGGCATTCATCGGGAAGAGGCAACGCAGGCTCTGACCCGCTTTTTCAGTACGCCAGGAAACCAGGTGATCAGATGGGCCAGGCGTTCACTGCTTGTGATTTTTCTCGCCTTTACGGGCCACGTTGTCACCCTGGTATTTTATCTGCTGACGCTGGTCGCGCTTAAGGTTCTGCGTGCACAGGTTGTTGATGCGCAGCCGGTGACGGCATGACGCGCGCGCTGGCGGTAATTCTTGCGCTCGTACTGGCGGCGCTGGGCTGGCAGTCATGGCGACTGAATGAGGCCAGTCGCACCATCGATAAGCAAGGCAACGACCTGAAAGTGAAGGGCGACAAACTGGCAAAAACGAACAGCCAGCTGATCGCCCTGTCCATCCTGTCAGAAACCAACAACCGGGAACAGGCGCGGCTTTACGCGGCGGCAGAAAGCACAAACGCACTGCTGCGAAGCCGCCAGCGCCGGATTGAGGAGCTAAAACGTGAAAACGAGGATTTGCGCCGCTGGGCTGGTACTCCTTTGCCTCCTGACATTATCAGGATGCGCGAAAGACCGGCCCTCGCCGGAGGTGCAGCTTACCGTGAATGGTTGTCCCAGGGTGACGCAGTGCCGCCTGGAAAAGTCAGCGGCCAGCACTAACGGCGATTTGCTGGCTGCGCTGGATGACGCTGAGGCGGCCTGGTCAGTCTGTGCTGACAAGGTGGACACGATAATTTCCTGCCAGGAGCGAAACAGTGAACAAACCTCAGTCCCTACGCCTCGCCCTGAATAAAGCCGTGGCGTATGTCCGGGACAACCCGGACAAACTGCATTTATTCGTGGATAACGGATCGGTGGTGGCGACCGGCGCAGCGTCGTTGTCCTGGGAGTATCGCTATACCCTTAACGTGGTGGTCGTGGATTTCAGCGGCGATCAGGGATTGCTGATGGCTCCTGTGCTGGCCTGGCTGATGGAGAATCAGCCTGATGCTATCCATAACCCGGAACACCGTGAAAAGCTGTTTACGTTTGAGGTCGATATCTTGCGCAATGATATCTGTGATATCAGCCTGAACCTGCAGCTGACAGAGCGCGTGATCGTCAGTGCTGACGGTAACTTGTCCCGCGTTGAAGCGGTGCCGGAACCGGACGAACCGGACGAGATGTGGGCGGTGCACCGTGGCTGAGCTGCAGGAGGTTGACGCCTGGTTAGATGCGCTGCTGGCTGGTCTTGAGCCTGCCGAGCGTAAGCGCATGATGCGGGAGCTGGCGCAGCAGCTGCGCCGCAGCCAGCAGAAAAATATCAGGATGCAGCGTAACCCGGACGGCACGGAATACGAACCACGACGGGTAACGGCACGCACGAAAACTGGCCGCATACGTCGGCAAATGTTTGCCAAACTCCGCACCGCAAAATACCTGAAAGCCGTTGCCAGCCCGGACTCTGCCAGTGTCGAATTTGAGGGCAGGGTGCAGCGTATTGCCCGCGTTCATCATTACGGTCTGCGTGACCGTGTCAGCCGCAGAGGGCCGGAGGTGCAGTATTCACAGCGCCGGTTACTCGGCATCAATGATGAAGTGGAGGACATTACGCGCGATACCTTTTTGCGCTGGCTGTCTGACTGATTTTGTGTCAGGGACGACACAATCCGTCGCGCTGCCTCGCTCACTCCGCGCGTGGCAATCTTGCCCTCATGAATACCCAATTAACCGAAATCATGCGCCTTATCACCAATCTGATCCGCACCGGCATTGTGACCGAGGTGGACCGGGACGGCTGGCTGTGCCGGGTGAAAACAGGCGACCTAGAAACCAACTGGATTAACTGGCTGACCTACCGCGCCGGTAAATCTCGCACCTGGTGGTGCCCGTCGCCGGGGGAACAGGTGGTGCTGTTCAGCCTGGGCGGCAATCTGGAAACAGCGTTTGCGCTTCCGGCCATCTACTCCGACGCGTGCCCGCCGCCGTCAGACTCTGAAAACGCGGACGTGACCGAATACGAGGATGGCGGCTGGTTCGAATACGACCCGGCCACCGGGCGCTGGATTATCCGGGGCGTTAAAGCCGTGCTGATTGAGTCGTCGCAGCTGGTTTCCTGCAAAACAGGGGAGTTTGTGATCGAGGCCGACACGACCCGCATTAACAGCAACGTGATCCTGAATGGCGATGTGACCCACGGTGGTGGAGCGATGACGTCAAACGGCATTGTAGCCGATAAGCATAAACACCCTGGCGACAGCGGCGGAACGACGGGAGATCCAATTTGACGCTCTATATCGGGATGAATCGCGATACCGGAAAGGCAATAACGGAAACGGACCACCTGCGCCAGTCCGTGCGGGATATTTTGCTGACGCCGCAGGGCAGCCGCCTTGCCCGCCGGGAATACGGTTCTCTGCTGTCAGCGCTGATTGACCAGCCGCAAAACCCGGCGCTGCGCCTGCAGATCATGGCGGCGGTGTACGTCGCGTTGCAGCGGTGGGAGCCGCGGCTACAGCTCGACACCATCACGATTAACAGCAGCAGCATGGATGGCGCAATGGTGATTGAGCTGGCAGGCCAGCGCAATGACGGCGTGCCGGTATCCCTTTCCGTATCGACAGGAGCAGACAATGGCCGTTATTGATCTTTCCCAGCTGCCGCCGCCGCAGATCGTGGATGAGCCGGATTTTGAAACCCTGCTGACAGAGCGTAAGGCGGAGTTTGTCGCGCTCTATCCGACAGAAGAACAGGAAGCTGTGGCCCGTACCTTAATGTTTGAATCGGAGCCAGTGGTGAAAATACTGCAGGAAAATGTGTACCGTGAATTGTTGCTACGCCAGCGTATTAATGAAGCCGCACAAGCAGTGATGGTGGCGTACGCCATCAGTGGCGACCTTGACCAGCTCGCGGCAAACAATAACGTCGAGCGCCTGACTGTTACCCCCGCAGACGATACGCAAATCCCGCCTGTTGCCGCAGAAATGGAATCCGACAGCGATTTACGCCAGCGTATTCCCGCAGCATTCGAAGGGATGAGCGTTGCCGGGCCAACGGGGGCTTATGAGTTTCATGCCATGAGCGCCGATGGGCGCGTGGCTGATGCGTCGGCGATTAGCCCTCTTCCGGCAGAGGTGACGATCTCCATTCTGTCAAGGGAAGGGAGCGGCATCGCGGATGAGGATTTGCTCCGCACTGTAAGCGATGCCCTCAATGATGAGAACGTGCGGCCGGTGGGCGACAGGGTAACTGTACAGTCAGCCCGTATTATGGATTACGCCGTGGAAGCGGTTCTCTATGTTTATCCCGGCCCAGCAACAGAGCCGGTGCTTGCGGCGGCAAAGGTACAGCTGACTTCATATATCAACGAGCAGCGTCGCCTCGGGCGTGATATCCGCCGGTCAGCTATTTATGCCGCATTGCATGTGAACGGTGTGCAGCGTGTCGAACTGATTCAACCGGCCGCAGATGTGGTACTGGATAAAACGCAGGCCGCAAACTGCACGGGAGTCATGGTAGTGATCGGGGGAACGGATGAATAACCCGCTGCTGCCGTCTGGATCATCATCGCTTGAGCATCGCGTTAGCCTGGTATGCGCCGCCGCAGGGGGATTACCTGTATCACTGCGGGACTTATGGGACCCTGACCGGTGCCCGGCAGCCTTTCTGCCCTATCTGGCCTGGGCGTTTTCAGTGGATGGCTGGGATGAAGACTGGAGCGAGCAGGACAAGCGCCGCGTGGTTCGAGACGCCTTCTGGCTGCATCAGCGTAAGGGGACGATTGCGGCAGTGCACCGGGCGGTGGGTTATCACGGTTTTACCGCAGAGGTGGCGGAGTGGTTTGATACCGGCGACCCGCGCGGCACGTTTCGCCTGGAGGTGGACGTTAACGAAACCGGGCTGACGGGCAAAGTACTGACGGAGCTGGAGCGCGTGGTGGAGGGGACTAAACCCGTCAGCCGCCATATTTCCTCTTTCACGATCTCCACCCGTACAGACGGTCCCTTTTATCTGGGCGCGGCATTACTGCCCGGCGATATTGTGACGGTTTACCCGCAAGCGCACAGCGCGGCGGAAAATTTGCGGTATTTGGGTATCACGCATTTCGACGGTAATTATCACTTTTCAGGTGACGACGATGACTAAAATTAACGAATCCCCTGAATGGGTGGATGAAATAGATTTGATTGCCCGCCGCGATAAGGTGGAAGGCGGCAAAGACGGTAAAATTAATATTCAGGCCAGCCAGCTTGCCAGCCGCACGGCCTTTCTGAAAGGCCAGCTGGACAGCCTGGGCAGTGAGGCGCAGGAAAGCATCAAAGCGAAGACCGATTTTATCCGGGGCGGTGAGCTGTCATCGTCCAGGGAAGAGATTGTCTACGGTAATCTGCGCCTGGTCTGGACGGGGGATTTCCCCAAAACCGTACCGCCAGAATCCACCCCGGAGAACACTGGCGGCGTCGGGCCGGGTGCCTGGGCGTACACCTCTGACGCAGGCATTCGTGCCGACCTCGGGCGTCGGGGGGCCTCCATCTCGGCGGATGAGCGGTCGGGCAATATTCAGCAGGCACTGCATTTTATGACCGTCAGACAGTGCGGCGCGAAGGGTGACGGCGTGACGGTTGAGGATGCCGCCTTTTCCGAAGCCGCGCTGACCTCTCCGGCATCAAATATTGCCGGGGTGGGAAAATCAGAGAACATTCCGCGCCCGGAATCGACCATCGTCTATATCAACGACGGGACGTATTTACTGTCTGATTATATTGATGTCGGCAACCGGGATGTAACGTGGGTGGCGAGTCACGGCGCGGAAATCATTAACCCTAAATATCTGAACGGGCGGCTATACCGTCCGGGGCGGCAGAATAACCTGTACCCGCACGGCTCTGCGGGGAATGCCTGCGGATTCTCCGTGCGCCTGCAAAAAGTAGGGGAAGACAGCACCGATGGCCCGGAAATCCTCGGCATCACTACCCCGGCCAGGCTGGCAACGTATCCCGACCGCGATATCGCTGCTTTTTATGCGGAAGCGAAGATGCCCCCGGCGCTCGCCACCCTGACCGGGACCACGTTCACCGCAACCAGTATTTCGTTTGCGACAACCCTCAGCACAGCCCAGCGAAGGCTTATCCGTCGGGGGATGATTATCGATACCGCCGGAACCCGGTATTCCGGTGTAGTCACGGGCTGGAGCACGGATTTCAAAACTATCACCGTCACCGGGTGGTATCTGTACAACGGCGGCGGGGGAACCTCGACGCCTCCGGGGGGGCTCACGGCGGTTCTGAATGCCTATACCAAAGGCTGGGGGCAGAATATTAACGCCCAGCTTGACCCGAACAGCTTTGCCGATTACTGCGTCGCGGCAGAGTACAGTGTGGTGAATAACAAGGGATATAACGTTAACTGCTGGGTGGCCGATTTTATTAATCTCGGGTCGTTTAAATTAGGGACGCTGATAAATCTCAGGGGCAATGCGGCCGGGGCGCTCTATGGTGCGCAGATTTCGAATGTGGAAACGGCCATTAATATCAACACCGTCAGCAATGCCTACTTTATCGGCGTGGATAATAACGACGTCCAGATGACGTTCGGGAAGAACACCCAGACGTTCGGCAAGGCAAATACGGCCAGCACGCAGACCATTGCATTTCGTACCAGCGGCAAAGGAACCGGCACCGCCGACGCTTCCATTACGGTGAGTGGCGGCGACGCAACCACCCTGGCAACGATGAACCTGGTGGCCGCTGCGGTTATCACCCGGAACGTTTATCCTCACGCCGATGCTGCGGATGACCTCGGCTTTGCCGGGAATGGTCGTTTCCGTAACGCGTATCTGGCTAATGCCCCGATAGTCACCTCGGATGAAGTCGCCAAAACCGGCAGCGAAGATGGCAGCGTATCGTCAGTCGATATCCCGGATGCAGTGCTGGATGCATGGGAGACCGTCAACTTTGCGATGTACAAGATGCGCGATGCCGTGGCGGATAAGGGCTGGTCCGGTGCCCGCTGGCACTTTGGTATCATTGCGCAGCGTGTTCAGGACGCGTTTGAGGCCGCCGGTCTGGATGCGATGGATTACGGCATTATTGGCTATGACGAATGGGAGGCACAGGACGCGGTGTACAGCGAGGCGGTCCCTGAAGTCAATCAGCCGGAAATCGACATGCCGGAGCGGCATGTGGATGCGGTCACAGATGAAGAAGGAAACGTCATCAAGGAGGCGTACGTCACCCCTGCACACCATCAGGACGCCGTGTATATTCCGGCCCGTCCGGCGGCGCTGGTCAGGCCGGCTTTTGCGGCAGGCTCATGCTACAGCCTGCGCTATGAAGAGTGTCTGGTACTGGAGGCCGCCTGCATGCGGCGGCGGATGGACCGACTGACGCAACTGCTTTCCGGCGGCTCACTTTAACCCTGCCTGAAGAACCAGAGAGAATGTAATGATGGCACAGAAAAAATACTTTTCGCTGCTGACACAAAAGGGCATGGATAAATTTGCCGCCGCCTCACTGGATGACACTTCGGTCGGGTTCGCGTATATGTCCATTGGTGACGGAAACGGCGTGGTGCCGGTGCCGGATATCAACCAGACCGGTCTGGTGAATGAAACTTATCGCTCCCGGCTGAACAGCGTCAAAATTGCGGAATCTGATGAAAATATCATCATCGCGGAAATGATAATTCCCCCGGAGAACGGCGGATATACGATACGTGAAGCCGCGCTTTTTGATGAAGAGGGAATGTGTCTGGCCGTGGCCTCCCTGCCGGAGACGTACAAGCCGAAGCTGGATGACGGTGCCGGAAAATTCAGTGTTATCAGGGTATGGGTCTCCGTCACCAGCGCGGCGGATGTCACGCTGATAAACGACCCGGGGATTATTATTGCGACTGAAGAGTCGGTGCTGGAAGCCAAAAACACCGCGATGGACTACACGGACGACCAGCTTACCGACCATGAGAAATCCGTGAATCATCCTGATGCAAGCCTTACGGGTAAGGGCTTTACGCAACTCAGTAACGCCACTGACAGCGACAGTGAGAATATGGCCGCCACGCCTGCCGCCGTACGCAAGGCGATACAGGTTGCCATCCGGAGCGCCTGGGAGCTGGATAATCCTGTCGGCACCACTCGATTTTTCAGCAATACCCTGAATCCGAATATACGCTGGCCGTGGACAACCTGGGTGTACACGGGCGAAAACAAAACCATTCGCGTGGCGAAATCCGATGGCTCAAATGTCGGGAAAACCGGCGGAAGTGATACCGTGACGCTTCAGCAGGGGCATTTGCCTGCCGTGCAGATAAACGTCACGGGCAGCGTCGGCGATCACCCTGAACAGAAATTGCAAACCAAAGGGGCCGGAAAGCACAAACATGGTGGCGTTCCCAGCCGTGATAATCCGTGGGAAATTGGCGGTGATATCAGCCAGCGCTTTAACCCGGCGAATCTCGGCGAAACAGATGAAGTGGACGATCACTATCATGAAATGGTGATACCGCCGCAGACGCACTCCTTCAGCGGTAAAACGGGCAATCTTGGCGAAGGACAGACATTAAATATTGTGGAAGCCCACACCCTGCTGATGTGCTGGAGCCGCGTCGCCTGAATCGCCAGTAAAACCACTGACCAAATCAGCCCCGTAACGGGGCTTTTTTTCTGCCTGCGGTTGTATCAACCACAGTACAACGGGCATCAACGGCTTGCAGTGGATGATTTCCCTACCATGGGTGAACCCCTAAACAGGAGATTCATTCCATGGCGCAAGACTACCACCACGGCGTGCGCGTTGTAGAAGTTAACGACGGCACCCGCTCTATCACGACGGTGAGCACGGCGATCGTGGGCATGGTGTGCACCGGCGATGATGCCGATGCCTCCATGTTCCCGCTCAATAAGCCGGTACTGCTTACCGACGTGCTGACCGCCAGCGGTAAAGCGGGCGAATCCGGCACACTGGCCCGCTCACTGGACGCTATCGCAGACCAGGCAAAACCCGTCACCGTAGTGGTGCGCGTTGCCCAGGGCGAAACCGAAGCGGAAACCACAGCTAACATCATCGGCGGCGTGACCGCTGAGGGTAAGAAAACCGGCATGAAGGCGTTACTTTCGGCGCAGTCGCAGCTGGGCGTGAAGCCGCGCATTCTCGGCGTACCGGGGCATGATACGCAGGCCGTGTCCACTGAGCTGCTGAGTGTGGCGCAGAGCCTGCGGGCCTTTGCGTATATGTCAGCTTACGGCTGTAAAACCGTGGCAGAGGCGATCACTTACCGCGACAACTTCAGCCAACGTGAAGGAATGATTATCTGGCCTGACTTCATCAACTTTGACACGGTACTGCAGGCAGATGCGACCGCTTACGCTACCGCCCGCGCCCTGGGGCTGCGCGCCAAAATCGACGAGCAGACCGGCTGGCACAAAACCCTTTCTAACGTGGGCGTCAATGGCGTAACCGGCTTGTCCGCGGATGTTTTCTGGGACCTGCAGGACCCGGCAACCGATGCCGGACTGCTGAACCAGAACGACGTCACCACGTTGATCCGCAAGGATGGTTTCCGCTTCTGGGGTTCCCGCTGCCTCAGTGATGATCCGCTGTTCCAGTTTGAAAACTACACCCGCACCGCGCAGGTGCTGGCTGACACCATGGCGGAGGGCCATATGTGGGCGGTGGATATGCCGCTTAACCCGTCGCTGGCCCGCGACATTATCGAAGGCATCCGCGCCAAAATGCGCAGCCTGGTGAATCAGGGCTACCTCATCGGCGGCGATTGCTGGATTGATGACAGCGTTAACGACAAAGACACCCTGAAGGCCGGGAAGCTCTGGATCGACTACGACTATACGCCAGTGCCGCCGCTGGAAAACCTGATGCTGCGCCAGCGCATCACTGACCGTTACCTGGTGGATTTCACCACCCGCGTAAGCGCATAAGGGGGGCAAATGGCCTTACCACGCAAATTAAAACACCTGAACATCTTCAACGCCGGTAACAGCTGGATGGGCATTGCTGAATCCGTCACCTTACCGAAATTTACCCGCAAGCTTGAGAACTATCGCGGGGGCGGTATGCCCGGTTCAGTCGGTATCGATCTGGGGCTGGATGATGGGGCACTGGATACGGAAATGACCATCGGCGGAACTGAGGCGCTTCTGTTCAAACAGATGGGCAAGGCCACGGTGGACGGGGTGCAGATGCGATTCACCGGCTCTATCCAGCGCGATGACACCGGCGAGGTGCAGGCCGTTGAGCTGGTTGTGCGCGGACGCCACAAAGAGGTGGATTCCGGCGAGTGGAAAACCGGCGAGAGCAATACCACCAAAGTCAGCAGCGTTAACAGTTACGCGAAGCTGACCATTAACGGCGAGGTGCTCTATGAGGTCGATGTGATCAACATGATTGAAATTGTTGACGGCGTTGATCTGATGGAAGAGCACCGCAACGCAATCGGTCTTTAATGCAGCACTGGCGCGGGATGCCGCGCCAGCCACCCCATAACAGGAAAAGAACATGAGTGAGAAAACAGAAGCAACGGTGAAGCTGGATAGCCCGATCACGCGCGGTGATAACACGATTACGGAAATTGTGCTGCGTAAGCCGCAATCCGGCGCACTGCGTGGTACGCGCCTGCAGGCGGTAATGGAGATGGACGTGGCCTCTATGATGACCGTGATCCCCCGCATCTCCACGCCGACGCTGACCCCGCAGGAAATGGCGGACCTCGACCCGGCAGACCTGGCCGCGATGTCGATCGAGGTGGTCCTTTTTTTGTTGCCGAAGTCGGCGTTTGCCGATTTGCCGACAGCCTGACGGTAGATGACCTGGTGGCGGATATCGCCACGATCTTTCACTGGCCGCCGTCCGTCACTGACGTTATGCCGCTTACAGAAGTGCTGGAGTGGCGGCACAGAGCGATAATGCGAAGCGGGGCCAGCGATGAGTGATAAAAACCTGCGTCTGCAGGTGGTTCTGAATGCGGTTGATAAGCTCACCCGCCCTTTAAAAGTTGCGCAGGCTGGTTCTAAGGAGCTGGCCTCCGCTGTCCGGCAGACCCGCGAACAGCTGAAACGGCTGAACGATGCGGGGGGCCAGTTAAAATCATTCGATCAGCTGTCGCAGAGCCTGAGCCGGACCAGTTACGAACTGGACCAGGCGCGGCTGCGTGCCCAGATGATGACCCGCGAAATGTCAGCCCTTGAATCCCCCACGAAAAAGCAGACGGCGGCGCTTGAAACGCAATGGCGCGCCGTGTCACGTCTGGAGCAAAAGCAGGGGCAGGAAACGCGGCAGATGGCGGCGGCCAGGGCGGAGCTGTACCGCCTCGGCATATCTGCGGGCGGCGGTGCCCGTGAAACAGCCCGCATTACCCGCGAAACGGACCGCTATAACAAGCAGCTGGCAGAGCAGGAACGACGGCTGCGGGACGTGGGCGAGCGCCAGCGTAAGCTGAATGCAGTCAGGGCCAAAGCTGACAAGATGCGCGACGTGCGTAACAGCCTGGCGGGGAATGGTGCCGGGATGATAGCGGCCGGGGTGGCAACGGGCGCAACGCTGCTGGCCCCCATTCGCGCCTACTCGGAATCAGAGAACGCTGCTAACCAGCTGGCAGGCTCCATGATGGGGCCGGGCGGAAAGGTTGCGCCGGGGTTTGCGAAGCTGAACAAGCTGGCGATCGCCCTGGGTGACCGGCTGCCCGGCACCACGGCAGACTTTCAAAATATGATGACCATGTTACGCCGTCAGGGCATGTCGGCGCAGGTCATCCTGGGCGGGCTGGGTGAGTCGGCGGCGTACCTCGGTGTGCAACTGCAGATGGCCCCGACGGATGCGGCAGAGTTTGCCGCGAAACTGCAGGACGCCACGCAGACCACTGAAAAAGACATGATGAGCCTGATGGATGTGATCCAGCGGGGTTATTACGCGGGCGTTGACCCCGGTAATATGCTGCAGGGTTTTGCAAATATCAGCAGCGCAATGGAGATTATCAAGCAGAGGGGGCTGGATGCTGCGAAAACCTTCAGCCCTCTTTTGGTCATGGCTGATCAGGCGGGGATGGCCGGAGAATCAGCGGGTAATGCCTACCGTAAAATTTTTCAGGCCACGCTGGATGCAAAAAAAATAAAGTCCGTAAATGATGACCTTAAAGGGAAAGGTTTCAAGTTTGATTTTTCCGACGGGAAAGGCGGATTTGGCGGCCTGGAAAAGATGTACGCACAGTTAGATAAGCTTGAAAAACTTAATCCAGAAACAAAGCTTGCGACGATGAAAGCCCTGTTTGGTAATGATAACGAAGTGCTAAAAGCGCTGAGCATCATGACTACAAAAGGTATCGAGGGCTACCGCGAAACCGTGGCAAAACTGGAGAACCAGGCAACCCTGCGTGAGCGCGTCGAGGCGTCCCTTAATACCCTGGGTAACAAATGGGAGGCCGCTGGCGGCTCCTTTACTAATGCAATGGCGAGCATCGGTGAAACCGTCGCGCCGGTACTGAAAAATATTGCGGACTGGCTGGGTAATCTGGCGTCCGCGTTAGATGGTTTTGTTAAGCGGCATCCTCAATTAACTGCGGCGCTGTTCAAGGTTGCGGCAGTGTTTGCCATCGTTGCCACCGCTGCGGGTGTTTTGTCGCTGGCGCTGGCATCTATTCTGGGGCCGATGGCGGTAGTACGGGTGAGCGCCGGTATCCTTGGGATTAAGTTTGCCGGTGCTTTTGGCCTGATAAAGCAGGTGATTGCCGGGGCAGGTCAGGCGATCCTGTGGCTGGGCCGGTTGATGATGGCTAACCCCATCCTGGCGATAATTGGCCTTATCGCGATGGGGGCCATCTACATCTGGCAGAACTGGGAAACGCTGGGGCCAAAGTTTAAAGCAATGTGGAATGCCATCTCATCCGGGGTATCAGGGGCATGGGCTGTGATAAAGCAGAACATCAGCAGCAAATGGGATGAAATTCTGAGTGATGTTGCCGCGCTGCCCGCGAAGTTTAAAGCGGTGGGCGGGGCGATTATTGACGGTATCCTGAATGGTATCAATGAGAAGTGGGAGATGCTCAAGAGCAAGCTGGCATCGGTGAAGAACTACCTTCCTGACTGGATGACCGGCGGCGATAAATCGGCTGGCCCCACCCGGCAAAATAGCAGCGGCGGATTTTTTGCGGGGATGTATGACAGTGGCGGCTATGTACCGCGCGGGCAGGTAGGTATCGCTGGCGAAAATGGCCCGGAGCTGATTAACGGCCCGGCCTATGTGACCAGCCGCCGGAGGACGGCAGCGCTGGCGTCTGTTGTCGCCGGAATGATGGGGGGAGCTATGCCTGCAGAAGCCGCTCCGCTTCATCCAATGAGCCTGCCAGCAGCCTCATATCGACCTGCAGCAGAGAAAACGGCAGGCACTCAACCGGTATTCCAGTTTGAAACCCAGGCACAAATTATTATCCAGGCGCAGCCGGGGCAGAGTCCGCAGGATATTGCGCGGGAGGTCGCGCGACAACTCGATGAGCGCGAGCGCCGTATAAGGGCTAAGGCCCGTAGCAACTACAGCGATCAGGGGGGATACGATTCATGATGATGGTTCTGGGATTGTTTGTCTTTCAGCTGCGCACGGTTCCCTATCAGCAACTGCAGTATCAGCGGAACTGGCGACATGTGACCAACAACCGCGTCAATCACCGTCCGACAACGCAATTTTTGGGGCCAGATAACGATCAGCTGACTCTCTCCGGCGTCCTCATGCCGGAAGTGACCGGCGGCAGGTTGTCGCTGCTGGCGCTGGAGCTGATGGCGGAGCAGGGAAAAGCCTGGCCGCTGATCGAGGGCGGCGGGACTATCTACGGTATGTATGTGATTGAAAGCCTGAACCAGACGAAATCGGAATTTTTCTCCAGTGGAGAAGCGAGAAAAATTGAGTTTTCGCTGGGGCTTAAACGGGTGGATGAGTCACTCTCCGAGATGTTCGGCAGCCTGAATGACCAGCTTAGCAGTCTGCAGGACTCTGCGGCGGCAGCGGTGGGGAATATCAGAACCACGGTGGGAGGATTACTGCAGTGAGTGAGATGACTGATTTACTCAACCTGGGAAGTAAGACACCGGCCTTTCGCATCGTGATTGAGGGTAAGGATGCAACGCAGACGCTGGATAAGCGCCTGCTGGGTATGACGCTGACCGACAACCGCGGATTTGAAGCTGACCAGCTCGATCTGGAGCTGGACGACGCGGACGGCCTGGTGATGATGCCGCGTCGTGGCGCGGTGATTTCTCTGGCGCTGGGATGGAAAGGCGAGCCGCTGTTTTCAAAAGGAAAGTTTACCGTTGACGAGATAGAGCATAGCGGCAGCCCGGACAGGCTGACAATCCGTGCCCGTAGCGCGGATTTCAGGGAGACGCTGAATGTCCGCCGTGAAAAGTCCTGGCACAAAACAACGGTGGGCGAGGTGGTGAAGGAGATGGCCACACGGCACAGCCTAAAGGTTGCCATTGGCAAAGACATTGCGGCGCAGATACTGGATCACCTGGACCAGACCAACGAAAGCGACGCCAGCTTTTTGATGAAGCTAGCGCGGCAGTACGGTGCGATTGCCTCAGTGAAGGACAGTAATCTGCTGTTTATCCGGCAGGGGCAGGGGAAAACGGCAAGTGGTAAACCGCTGCCGGTCATCACTATTACCCGCCAGGACGGTGACAGTCATCGGTTCAGCCTGGCGGACAGGGGAGCGTATACCGGGGTGATTGCTCACTGGTTGCATACGCGCGAGCCGGAGAAAAAAGAAACCACCAAAGTGAAGCGCCGACGGAAGGCGACAAAACCAAAAGAGCCTGAAGCAAAGCAGGGGGATTACCTGGTCGGGACAGATGAGAACGTACTGGTTCTGAACCGGACCTATGCCAACCGCGCTAATGCTGAACGGGCTGCAAAAATGAACTGGGAGCGACTGCAGCGCGGTGTGGCGTCATTTTCTCTGCAGCTGGCAGAAGGCCGCGCGGATCTCTATACAGAAATGCCCGTGAAGGTCACCGGCTTTAAACAGCCCATTGATGATGCCAGCTGGACCATCACCACGTTAACACACACTGTCAACCCGGATAGCGGATTTACGACTAGCCTAGACCTTGAGGTGAAAATTGATGAGTTCTAAATTGAATAGTTGGTTCCAAATTGAGAACATGGATGTATCATTATTGCGAACTTATTTAGAGTGAGGGCTGAATGAAATGATGAATTGTCCAATGTGCGGGCAGGCTGCGCATACTCGCAGTAGCTTTCAAGTTTCCAATGAGACGAAGGAGCGATACAACCAGTGCACTAACCTTGAATGTGGGCATACCTTCGTTACGCATGAAACATTTGTTCGTTCGGTGTGCCGCCCGCAGAAAATCAGCTCCGCGCCACCTCATCCCTCAGAATCTGGGCAGACATCCTTTTTTTGATAAAAAGTGGTCATGAAGATAATTAAAAAACTATTCTGCTGATTTGGCCTCTGGAATTATAAAAAACTATTCATTTTAGGGGATTAGAGTTAAGTTATAGCGGCCTGACGTTAGCGGGGAAATGTCCCCCATCCGTAGAAGTGGAGTTTGTCGCTTTGCGACTAGCGTGCCGTATGCCGATGTGCTGTGCATCCCGGACGCCGATTTGCTGGGCTTACTGGGCTTACAAATTGTCGAAGTTTTATTATTTAGTTAGGCCATGCGCTTGCGCTAAGAGACGTCAGGATTCTACGGAGTAACAAGTTATGGATATCAACGAACTTGGCTTAGTTAAGGCGCGTGTGGAACTTGTTACCGCTATGCTCAAATGCGCAACTGCATTTGTAGTGTTAGTCGGTACGGTTTACAGCGTTCTTAACATGGCCTTCAACTACGACTGTTTAAATCATGGAAATAGAAGTTCAAAGATGGGATCACAAATTTGAGATAAGACCAGGGGTTTGGGTCTATGTCCCAAGTGCTGAGGCAAGTGAACTTGGGGAACGGATAATTCAAGCAATCAGGAACAAGTGGATTCCACCACTCTATTTTTATCATTTAAGAACCGGCGGCCATCTTAAAGCAGCTAGATTACATCTTAAAAGTGATTTTCTTGCTGTTGTTGATATTAAAAATTTTTTTCAGTCTACTAGCCGTAGCCGAGTTACCCGTGATTTAAAAGCCTACTTTACCTATTCTCAGTCGAGAGAAATTTCAAAATTTTCAACTGTGAGAAACCTGTCTCATAGCCCCCATAAGCACGTCCTTCCTTTTGGTTTTGTCCAATCACCTATGCTTGCTACCCTTTGTTTGGATAGGAGTTATTTAGGTAGTCTATTGCGGCGCTTGAACAAACATCCCAATGTGAAGCTCAGTGTGTACATGGATGATGTGATCATATCTTCAAATGATTTGGTTCAGCTGCAAACTGCTTACGACGAAATTTTAGTTGCAATGGATAAATCGGGCTATCAACCCAATCTTGTTAAAACTCAGGAACCATCAGTACTTATTAACGTGTTCAACTTGAGTTTGGGTAGAGGAACGATGAAAGTTTCCCCACAGAAAATGAGTGACTTCATCATTGATTTCTACGCGAGTGATTATGAGCCACATAAAATAGGTGTCAAAAACTACGTCGAAACTGTAAATCCTGCACAAGCGAAACTGTTGAAGTTGTAACAGTTTTGCTCTCTATCAGGAAGGTCAAGAGCAGAACTGAAATCGCTGTCGCCTCTTTGCCGCCATGCATGGAAAAGTGCTGATGTAAGTGATTGATTTTATGGGTGGTAAAATTCAGGCAACAAAAAACCCATCAACCTTGAACCTAAGTGGCGGGGTTGATGGGCTCCACAAAATGGGGACATCAAAGAAAAGCAGTGGCACTACTTATGACTGATGCCAGCAAAAAAAGTTCTGCGTATGCGCGTTTTTTTTCTTAAAAAATTCACTGTAGCCCCGGCCAGATGATGACAATCAGCGTACCTGCCAGGGTTAACAACACGTTAGCGATGGCGTAAGTCCCCGCGTATCCCAGCGCAGGAATATTGCTGCGCGCGGTATCGCTGATGATTTCCATCGCCGGCGCGCAGGTACGGGCCCCCATCATGGCGCCGAAGAGCATCGCCCGGTTCATGCGCAGCACGTACGCGCCGAACAGGAAGCAGATAACCACCGGCACCAGGCTGACGATGAGGCCCGCCGCCAGCATCTGACCGCCGACGGCGCCGAGGCCGTTATTTATGCCGGCGCCCGCGCTGAGCCCCACGCCTGCCATAAACACCATCAGGCCGAACTCCTTCACCATATTCAGCGCCCCCTGCGGAATGTAGCCAAACGTCGGATGGTTGGCGCGCAGGAAACCGAGCATAATGCCGGCAAACAGCAGACCGGCGGCGTTACCGATGCCGAAGCTGAACGAGCTGAACTGGAAGGTGATCATGCCGATCATCAGGCCAACGATAAAGAAGGCGCAGAAGGCGAGCAGGTCGGTCACCTGGCTGTGGATGGAGATAAAGCCGATACGATCCGCGACGGTTTTAACGCGACGCGCGTCGCCGCTGACCTGCAGCACATCGCCCTTGTTGAGCACCACGTTATCGTCGATAGGCATTTCGATCTGGCTGCGGATAACGCGGTTTAAGAAGCAGCCGTGATCGGTCAGCTTCAGCTGCGCCAGGCGACGGCCGACGGCATTGTGGTTTTTGACCACGATCTCTTCGGTGACGATGCGCATATCGAGCAGATCGCGGTCGAAGACCTCTTTGCCGTTACGGAAGCTTGGGTCGAGGCGGGCATGGGCATCCGGGTAACCCACCAGGGCGATATCATCGCCCATCTGCAGCACCGCATCGCCGTCCGGGTTCGCGAGAATGCCGTTGCGGCGGATGCGCTCAATGTAGCAGCCGGTCTGGCGGTAAATGCCCAGCTCGCGCAGGTTTTTACCATCAGCCCACGCCACCAGCTCCGGGCCGACGCGGTAGGCGCGGATCACCGGCAGATAGACCTTGCGCCGGGAGTCGGTATCGAGGCCGCGCTCGCGGGCGATTTGCTGGGCGCTGGTCTGCAAATCCTGATGCTGCAGCTTCGGCATATAGCGGGCGCCGACGATCAGGCTGACCAGGCCAATCAGGTAGGTCAGCGCATAGCCGAGGCTCAGATGATCGAGCGAGAGGGCGAGCTGGTCGCTGGGCATGCCGAAGTGCCGTAGCGTATCCCCGGCGCCCACCAGCACGGGCGTGGAGGTCATGGCGCCGGCGAGCATCCCGGCCGTCAGGCCGATATCCCAGCCGAAGAGCTTACCCAGCCCCATGGCGATCAGCATCGCGCTGCCGACCATCACCAGCGCGAGCATCAGGTAATTTTTGCCGTCGCGAAAAAAAATAGAAAAAAAGTTGGGCCCCGCTTCCACGCCGACGCAGAAAATAAACAGCATAAAGCCGAGATTGAGGGCATCAGTGTTAATACTGAAATGCTGTTGCCCTAATAATAGGGAAACCACTAAAACGCCAATGGAATTACCAAGTTGTACCGACCCGAGACGCAGTTTCCCGAGGCAGAGTCCTAATGCAAGCACAACGAACAATAACAGGATGTAATTCCCGTTTAACAAATCTGCGACGTTTATATTCACGAAAGCCAACTTCTCATTTACTAGTAAGTTGTTGAAGGAAATGGTTATTTGGTCTAAGGTTGGTCCAGTGTTCGCGTTGTCCCGAACGCTATTCTGGCATCCCGTTATAACCAGCAAAATATAGTCGACAGTTTAATCTTTCCTGGAGGCTGCGGCTAGTAACAATCGTGTTTACATTGACGGGATCTTTTATTGGCATGGATTGCCAGAATCTTTATCTGACTGGGCGAAGTGGAAGTTGGTTAGAGGCAAAATCAGGAGGATGTCGTGAAATCTGAGCGTGCTTGGGCCGGTATTATCTGTGGGTTCTTTCTATTTATCGTGGTTTGTTTATCACTACTGTTACATATGAAAGGCGCCTTTCGGGCTACCGGTCACCCTGAGCTCGGGCTGCTGTTCTTTTTGCTCCCCGGTGCGGCGGCAAGCTGCCTCTCTCCCGGGCAGCGGGTACTGCGTCCGCTTATCGGCGCGATGCTGGCTGCACCTGTCTGTCTGGTGGTTATGCGGCTTTTCTTTGTGACCGAGCGTTCTTTCTGGCAGGAACTGGCGTGGCTGTTTAGCGCGGTGTTCTGGTGCGCGCTGGGCGCGCTGTGCTTTTTGTTTATTTGCGCCTGGCTTGATACCAGACGCAGGCACTCGTCAGAGGAGTGA